CGTCAGTAAAGTACTTAACGCCTTGAGCCAAACAGTCTAATCTGTCGTCATGCTTTACAGCACCTTTCATACGACACATCCGACTCATCTGGTAAAAGAGCATATAGAGGAGCCTACTTTCAGATGGACTGTCTTTGTTCGAGCTGTAATCCCACTCAATAACCCCACGGTCAACAACAAGACGATGCTGGTTAAGAATAGGTTCAAGCGCGTCAATGATACGGTCTTCTTTCCGAACATTTGCTCTGACCTCTTCGATATCAATGAATTGTTTAGTTTGTTGTATATGTTTTTTAAATAGTTCACTTACGATTCCATCTCCAAAGTTTGTCTCGACAACCAATTTTGAAGCTCCATACTTCTTGCATCCTCTAAGGATGTCAAGCAAGGTATTATCCGAGTAGCCGTCTCTGTATGCACGCATCTCATGCAGATAGAGGAAGCCGTTCTTTTGGGATATATACGCAGCAGCAGTCTCGTCTGTTCCTCTTCCGCTTGGGTCGACACTGCAAATTGTCTCATCGTATTCAGTCCATTCCCCTTGCAGTTGCATAGGTGAATAGAAATAGTCTCCGGGTAGTCCGACTGTTGGTAGGTCTTTGATGACGTTTTGTCTATCTGAACACCATATGACGTTATCGGGTGCAGTAGTAGCGTTGACGCTAGTAACAACAAGGTCAGCACATTTGAGAGGAAACTTTTCAGCGTCAGATAAGCTTGTGTCAAGCATAAACTGAAGCATAAAGTTACTACGTCCCATAGATGCTTCCCTTTCAAGGAGATCTTCGTTATCAAATCGGTCTGGATCTGTTGTCTCCCATGGTTCTGCGCCATTATCTATGTCTTCCTGTAGCTGTGGAGCAATAAGACCTTCGTAAGGCGTAATATCTCTGGGATATCTGCTCGGCCAGATAAAAGGACGGTAACTTCTTTCAGCAAGTTTCCTATATATAGTGAAGGTGGTTTGGGGAGTTCCCAAATACATAATGCGACTATCATCTTTCGGCGTAAGAATAGATTCAGCTTCTGTACAAAGCTGTATAAGTTTTTCTCTCATTAATTCAGTCATAGAGTTCCCGGGAACCTCTACGTCATCGAGAATCATTAAGTCAGCTCTACTTCCAGTCAACTGACCAGTTATACCAACGGATTTGACCGATGGTGCTTGGTGAGGGCTACATAGTACGTCAAAAGAGATACGTGACCATCTAGCATCGTCTGATTTAGGTTGTAAGTGACTTAACCAAGGTGTTTCAATAATCAGCTTCTGTAGGAAGATGGACATGTTGTCTGCACGTTCCTTAGAAGCTGAGATAATCATTATTTTCTTTTCTGGATCTTTGAAAAGGGTCCATAGCACAAAAGCACCAGTAATCCAAGATTTACCAACACCTCGAAAAGCTTGAATCTGGAGTCTCTTGGGTCCGTGTTGTAAGTAGTCTGCGATGGCATATTGTGCTCTTGTTGGTGAGGGTAGATCTAGCTGTTCCCATAAAGCTTGCAGAAACAGCTTGAAATCGCCCTGTAAGGCGTCTAAAACGTCTGTCATGTACGTTTGTGGATAAATTACTTTTTGCGGCGTTCTAGTAGCTCTGGGAGCTTCATTTCAATATAGTCATCCCAACTAGCAACCCCTTTATTTTTTTTACCTAAGTAAAGGTCACTTTTATCTCCTTGAGCGTAGTTTCCGGGAACTTCTACTCTTTTGCCGTCAACTAATTTAAAATAGCTTTTTCCTTCTTGTCCCATGATGTTTTCTGCAACATCTAAGCCACCTTTGTTTACAGGAATAATATGACCTTTAGATAGTTTTTTAAATGATCCTACTTTTTTCTTGTAGTCACTTTTCATTAATTCAATTAATTCTATAAATAAATGACGATAACCTCTTTTATCTAAAGCTTGTATAATTGCTTCGTGTTGCTCTGGTTTATCCCAAGGTTTTTCTTTAGTTAACCTTTTTGCTTCGTATGCTTCTTTTGTAGTTAATGGTTGAGCTTTAAGTTGATAACCTTTTGCAAAACCTTGATTTGGTTTAGCTCTGTACAAATCTCCTGTACCTGTTTCAAAATATGGATAACCTTCTAATGGAGCACGTTTAGTACCTGTTTTAGGATCACGAGCATATAGATAAGCACCTCTTATCCAACTGTCGTAAGCTTCCATATCTTCTGGATTCTTTTTTTTAATTAAAAGACTATCACTATAAATATTACTTCTTGCTCCTTTTGTTTTTGTAGCTTTATCAGCTCTTACAGGACTACCCGGTTTGTATCCATATGTATTAAGCTTTAATGAATTAGCTGCATTTTCAAGTGGTGTTTGTGTGACATTTTTTGGTAAACGCTTAAGCAGCATTTTCCAAGCTTTTGTAGACATAAAAAAAGCCCCTTACGGGGCGGTACTTATTCGTAGGTGGATAAGTTATGCAGCGATGTGATCGCTTATCATCTGTTCTCTAATAGGTCGGCATCCAAATGTCTCTCGACACCATCCGAGCCAATGACTACTACCTTTGCCTTGGTTGCATTCCTGACAGGCGGGAACAACATTCGTTGTAAGATCTTCCCCACCTCTACAACGAGGTTTGACATGATCGAGTGTAAGTTCGTTAATTTCATAAGTTTCTCCGCAATAAACACACTGACAATTAAAGTGCTCTTTAATGGCTCTTCTCCAGAGCCTTTTAGAATCTGAACTTGTCATGGTTATTAAGTTGTGTAAGTAATGTTTTGGACTAGGTAGTAGAGGGGTCATTTACGTTTTTTTCTGCTTGCTCTGTTAACTTTTGGACTTTGGAGTCTGCCTTTGGTAGTGCTCCCCTTATAGTGAGCAGCGTCTTTCCCATCACCATTTCCGTAAGTACCAAGTTTTCTATTAAGTGCATTAGCTCTAGTTCGTAGTTTTAATCCCTTTCTTGTTTTGTTGTACGCTTTTTGTTGAGCTTTGTAGTTACCGTTCGCGTACTTAGCTCCTTTGCCTGCCATATAACCTCGTTTTGACTAACTCTGGATCTATTTCTGGTAATACATTTGCCAGCTTATGTAATGGGTTGCCATCGTATGCAACACCACTAATATCGTT